AAAATAGTAGCAACATCTGGGATATATTTGATCATCTTTCGATGTCTGCTTTTTACATATGTTTTTCAAGATTTTCTTCGTGGATCAGGATATCGGTTGCAGAAGTTTCTAACCCTACTATTTCCTTGATTTTTTGACTGATTTTTACATTGTATTTCATGATTTTTATTATACCACATTCCTTTTCACAAATCATAATCCCCAGCAAATGCTGGGCTGAAACTTTATTTAAATGTACCCCAAGCATTGCCGAAACGCTTACCGTCTTTGGTAGCGCCCGTCGCAACGTAGTTACGTTTGCCGCTGCCGCCTATGTAAGACACCCAGACATAGCCATTGACATCGATGATGACAGTATCATAGTCAAATGATTCACCACGCTTGTATACTGCTACAATCTCGCCTGAAGTATTTGGCGCCCTGCGAACATTGAGAGCATCGACCGTGACAGTCATAGTGCCCGTCTCGCGATAGGAACGAGAGCCTGCAAGGTTGGGTGCTGACTGTGCGACCGTGCCAGGCGGTGTGATGTAATGCACGACCTGTTGACGATAGCTTGCAGCGCTGTAATAATTACGGACGGGATAACGTTTCCCGCCGTAGTTTTGCTCCAAAATAGTCAATCTATCGCCGTCCACTGCTTCGACGATTACCACATGTCCGTAAGGGTTTCCTGGTGTTGCCCCAAGCGTCACAATCTGACCTGCTTTAAATGGACCAGATGTGGAAACTGTCCAGCCGTTAGCTTGCCAGTTGTATGATGAGCCGATGTTTTTGGCAGAGATTGTATCGCCGATTGCACCGCTGACCCAGCCCACACCAGCGCCAAGTCCGACAGTTGCATCCGGACTAATCATGCGCTCGTACCAACTAGCCAAAGCGTAGCATTCGCCGTTGCCAACAGACACACCGGACCCAACCTGAGCTCTTACATTATTTAATGCTTCATTTACTGTTGTCATAGGCTTCTCCTTTCCACGCATCATTCATCTGCTTGACTGCGCTCTCGATAAAGGTCTCTAACTGTGTATCAGTCATATAGATGTTGTATTTAGCAAGCTGACCTGTTACGCGACGTTTAGCCATGTCTAGCTTGTCTACATGCTTGTCCTGGTCTAGCTTGGCGATTTGTTCAACTGCATTAACAGCGTTCCGTGCCAGAATCTCTGTAATTTCGACCGCTCGCTTACCACCCTTGGCAATCAGATACTTTTTGACCTCATGGACAATCATACCAGCAACGATAGCTAATATACCAGTAGCAGACCCTATAATAATTTCTGTAAGTTGATTCATACTTATTCTCCTTTTTCGATTTTTTCAATACGGTCACTCACTAATGACACTTCACCTTTTAAGCCACCGATTTCACGAGCCATGGCTCCCATTTCTGCGGTAGTCTTTTCAAGATGATTCATCAAGCGGTCCTCCCGCTTGTTACTTTCTTCCTTGGCCTGCTCATGGAAATCCATGAGCTTAGCTTCTCGCTTGTCTGACGTCTTAATCAGATAACGGATGACGAATCCGAATAATAAAATAAACAAAATAGCCCAAGCAACTTGACTTTGGGCTATTCTTTCTGCGTGTTCGATTGGCATAGGCTACGCCTCCGCTCCTGCTGTTGGGTCTGTCCAATCTGGATTTCCGTTTTCATCAAATTTCATGATCCAATACTCTTCGTTGAGCATGTCAGCAATATTAATTGTCGCAGCGGTACCGCCCCACTGATTAAAGGCCCAGATAGTTTCCACATCCACAAATTTGCGACGACCATTCACAATTGCAGGACGTTTTTGCACATCACGGTACATATAAAAATCATTTGTCGCATTCTTGCAGCGAATGAATTCCCCGTTTTCCTTCATATACTGCAATGCAGTCGCAAGGTCAAATGGTTGTGTTGTTTCTTCCAAATTAAGCAATGTGTTGTTAGTAGTTTCTGTCATGATTATTCTCCTTCTTCTTGGTCAATGATTTCCTCTGGTTTAGTAGCTTCATCCAGTTGCTGAGTTAAGTCAGTAATTTCTGCCCGCAGATTAGCGATGGTCTGCTGTGCCTCAGTTAGTTGCACAGCGAGCAAGTTTTTCGTCGTCATCTCCTCTGACAGTTTTGTCACGAGGTCGTTATTAGTCAAGCGTAGCGCTTGAGTGATTTGTTCTTGATTCATGATTCCTCCTATAAATTTAATTCAAATTTCCAGTTGTCCCGTCTAGCTTTTATGTGTGTGCGAAGCGCTGCGTTGAACTCAAAATTGTTGTAGATGATGTGATTCCAAATGTCCCATAATGCTGCCACTGCTGTATCCAATCGGACAGGCTTTGAATTTTTATCCGGAGCCACAAAGTGCTTAGACCAAATTTCGGACTCTGCGTTCATGTTAGCTGGGACTATACGTTGAGTGACAGAATTGATATTCCAACCGACATCGCCTTGTGCATGTCTTAATAGCGTGTTATCTCCATAAATCCTCACATTGTCTTCTGTGTTTATATTGTTTGTGTTCTCTACAACAATCCCTGCAAATGTTGCCGAATTAAAAACTTCTCCTCCATTACGGTTACTCCCGATGATTGTTCGCGAGTAATTCCCTTCGGTTTCGAATTTTATAAATTGAGTAGGGTGTCCAGTATAGATACGTCTTATTGCAGCTACGTTTGTGTAAAAGTTGATTTTACTTTCGTCGAAATTGACATCCATACCACCGTTGAGTGCTTTAGCAATACCGCCAGCAATCTGTTTAGCTGACACAGCCACTGCCTGGACGCTTGTGATAAATGCGCTTTGAGCAAACAGCTGCTTAAACAAAGCTTCGTTTGCTGTCATCTTGTTGACAAAAGCTTGGTCGAATACAAGCTTACTACCGTCGATGGAATTAGCTTTGATCCGTGCAGCATCCAGCGTACCAGTCTTGATTTTACCAGCATCCAAATCGCCAATTTTAGCAGCGCTGATTACACCATCTTGGATATATGTCTTGCCGGTAATCTGTACGAGACTGCCGTCAAGCTTAATAGAGCCATCTCTGTTTAGATTAATCTGGCCCAACACATCGCCAGCCTTTGTCAGGCTTTTGATCGCATAAGACCCTGCAAGTGTGCTGACCTGGGTCTTAAGCCCGTTAGTACCAGACACCTCCTGGACCAAGCCTGCTGCAGTCTGCGTAACCTTGCTGACATTATCCAAAATACTTCCTGTCGTACCGACAGCGCCGATGGTACGAGTGTGACTGTCGACTGTGTCGTTAACGTTGTGAAGAGCTGTGACGGTGGCGAGGTCTTCTGGCGCATCAAAATGGCCTTTATTTAATGCACCTTCGTACAACGCGACACCAGCAACTTCTATGATTTTGATACCGTCTGCGCTATTGTTTCGACCAATAATCACTTTTTTTACTGTGTCAGTTTTGCTTTGAGACCACTTGACCCAGTAACGTTGCCACTCAGTTGTTACCTGTACCCGCGCTAATCCGTCCGAACTACCACTTTTATAACCTGTGCTTGATTCGGCTTTTGTAGTCGTGTTTGGATTGTAAAAATGGCAATAAAGCGTTGCGCCATCAACATCAGATTTAGCGTAAAAGCTAATGATATAATCATTTGCCGTTACGGGTATTGTCGTATACGCGCTAAACGTGTCAGAATATCCAGTTGTAGGTCTCGAGCGTGCGATGTTAAAATCAAGGTATTTATCTGATGTGTTAAAGCTTTTAGCATCATTACCGCTTAAATCTTTTGTCCCTTTTAGTAGATTTCGGGTTCCAGCGTTGCTAGGTATCAGACCTCTTGTTTCTGTAATCTGACGCTCAAAGCTACCAGCTGTCTCTTTCACAAGATTTTGTACGGTCGTAGATAGCGCATAAGGTTGCAGAGCACTACTAGTAATGTATCCACGACCTGTGATGTTGTTGTCAACATCAGACTTGGTCTGGTAACCTTTACCAGCGATTGCAGTGTCTACTTGCGATGCAGTCTGAAACCCTTTATCTGTGATTGCTTTATCAACTTGCGTCTTTGTCAATCGCTTGCTAATCTCGGTCGCATTTTGAGTAATAGCTGTTTCAGCATCATCCACACGGCCGGTCAGCGTATTGTAGTCCGTTTGCGATACTTTGCTTGACACATCGCTAATTAACTGTCGGATTTTAGCCTCAGCAGTCGTGACTTTGTTATCAGTCGTAGCTAAGCTAGTTGATAACTGCTCTACACCGGATGCAGTCTGAGTGATTGTGGTTTTGACTGATGATAATTCATTGGCAAAATCTTCAGGCGCCAATGTGTGATCTGTAGGTACCCTTCCAAACTCGATTTTGGGATTGGAAACTTTTATATCTCCGGCTGCCTGTATCCATAATGTCGGCGAGTGAAATTTGGTAATTACTTTCCCTTCAGGAACAGTAAACGTCTGGCTAATTCGCTTCTTCGTGGTATCTTGCGTTTGCCAAACTTCCCAATAATTCACTACACCGTTTATCTCAACTGAACAAGCTAAACCATACCTTTTTCGTGAATTTAAAGCGGAAACATTGATACCCTCGACATCACAAGATATTGTGACAGTTTTGATTTTCGACAAATTAGATAGTAAGTCACTCGACAAATTAAATGGTTTGCTTACCCACCTACCTGTGCTACTGATTTCGGCTTGAGATTTCAAAATGTAATTTCTTCCGCCTGCCTCAGTCGGAATCTTCGCCTCAACAGTGCCAATCTCAGTCCGTATCTGACCGGCTACAGTATCAACCTTTGCGCTCGCTGTATTGATTTTACCGTCAAGCGTTTGAGTACTTGATGTCAGTTCTTCCAACTTACGGTCAACCGTGTTTTGATACGTTGCTAAATTTTGCTTTGCAGTGTCAGCGGTTGACTTAATCTCGTTAAGTTTTTGGGTCGTTCCACGGACATCCTCTGTGTATGTTGACTTAGCCACATAATTAGTAGCAATTGCAGTACGCTCGGCTGTTAACTGTTTGGCCGTCTCTGTCTTTGATGCCTCAAAATACGACTGAGCGCGAGTTGATTCGCCGTCCTTGTATGTTTCAAGGCTTGTTAATCTGTTAGATAACTGCGTAGCTGTCTGATTGGCTTCGGTCTTATTCTGAGTGACCTTACCATCTAACGTGCTAACGGTTGATTGTAAGCCAGCGTAGTTTTGGTCGGCAGTCCGCTTGTACTCGGCGATTTTGGACTCAAAATCAGCGTTGCTTTGAGAGTAATCCTCGATTACTGCGGATAAATATAGATTAAAATTTTCGAGACTTACAGCGGTATTGAGAGGGATTGTATTTGTGAGACGGATGAATACATTGTCTGTCTTATAAGCTTTTGTTGCGTCGCTCAAATTAAACTTTAAGTCAAAATGTTGTAACGCAGTTGTGCCACCTTTAAACGTGATACCTGCTCCATACCACGGAGTTGCCGAAAAATGGACAGTTGTTGTAAAGTCTGATTGTAAGGCTGGATTAAACGCTATATCAAAAGACACCCTTACATAATCTTTGACAAATCGTGTATCATTTTGCCAAAACTCCTCATCAATATAAGTCCTCACATCTTGAGTTGTTAAACTAGTAATGTAGTATTTACGAGATTTTGAGTTTTTAAAATAGTTACGACTACCAATTTTTAAACTCTTAAACCGCTCTGTAACGCCATCAATACCACTTTGTAAATCAGCAGTCTTACGATTGATACTATCAATTTGACCAGTCTGGGCATTTACCGTCTGATTGAGTTGAGTGTAATTAGTTTTAACACCAGCTAGACTATCCTCAACGACTTTAGTACGATTGGTCACGCTCGTAAGGTCGCCAGTCGTTTTGTCGACAGTTTTAGTCAGCTCGTTTAAGCTCGTTAGCGTGCCATCTGCAAGCTTTTTCGTTTCGGTGGTAAGCTTGGTCAACTCAACTTGTTTAGTCGCTTGTGCGATAAGCTGTGAGGCCTGACTTTGTAAATCATACTTAGCTTGTGTGATATCTCGTTGTGCTTGCACAGCCTTAGCATCAATCGCGTTAACTTGATTTTGCAAATCAGTCTTAGCAGTATTTAACGCTTGATTAACGGTCGCAACCTGCGCTCTTGCATCTGCGATAGCTTCGGTCTTGACCTGGTTAGCTCTAGCGATGGCGTTTGCCGCATCTGCCTTGGCCTGGTTGGCAAGCGACTCGACAGACTGGGTTTTAGACAGGATGTTCGCAACCTCTCTGTCGTGTTCCTGTTCCTGGGATTGCATGGATTGGTTGACTTGGGCGATTTCAGTATCAATTTCCTGTTTAATAGCGTCAGCATACCGCTCAGCCTCAGCTTGGGCTTGCTCGATACCGTCATTGATGGATTCAACTCGCTTGTCGAATTCAGCGTCGAAATGGCGGTTTGCATTGTCAATTTCCTTCTGCAGTTTCTGTTCAAAGGATGCTGACAATCTTCCAGTTGCTTTATCAACACTGCCAGCGACCATGCTCGCTACTGTCGAGCCAAATGACTGCGACACCTTGCCAAAACCAATTGACTTCAATCGCTTAGACATCGGTCCGAAATGGTAGCTAGAAATTTTCAAACGCAAATCCACATCGAATCGCTCGTGGAATACACTTACCATGTCGAACATCTTAACAGATACATCAGACTTGCCTTTGACATCCAGATTGATAGAATTTTCAACCAAATCGCAAAGTGTTGAACTGAAATAACGTTTCCCGTAGGCAGTTAAGCTAGCCACATCTGTCACATCTTGGTCATTGACCTCAATATCTGCTTCGTAGATTTGACGATATTGCCCAATCAACGGACTATCCACAGTCACTGCAATTACACGGTCTGCCTCACCCTCAGACTGTCCTTTGATCGTCTTTTTGAGATGCAATCGTGTCTTTAAGTTGTTAATGTTCTCAGACTCTTCATAGCTACTGAGATTCTTTTTATACATAAATAGCGACTCATTCTCAATGCCGCCATTTTTCAACAATTTAACCTGGTACTTGTCACGCACCAAGTCACCACCCCACTGACCGACAATAGAGTGTTTATCCTTGGCCAAAGCAGCCATTACAGATACATTGGACTCATTAAACGTATGACGGTCTAATATATCACTAAAAAACGTAAATGGACATGGTCGTTTAACGCTACCTGCCAAAGCAGTCATAACCGTCTGCCCTGGTACCCTGTCAACCGAAATAGAGTTGATAGAGTAGTAATTCAATAATGTTGCGACCTGCTTAGCATAGACCTGCACATGACCTTTGGCTTTTTTTACTTCAAAAATAAAAAATTCCTGTTCACCGTGTAGATCATCAGCCAGCAGAAAAACTTCCCGTCTAAGCAGATTCCACTTCCCATCAGTCAGCGGAAATTTAAAGGAAAGTTGGTAGGTGCTATTGGCCTCCTGCACGATGTCATCATCGTAAGCAAGATTAAGCGGGATATTACCGTCTTTTAGATAAATCAAACCTTGTACCTCCAATTCCCTTTGATTGTTATTTTTGAGACAGTTCCACTTGTTGCAATACCGCTTCTTCCAACAGCTATCTCAAAGAATGGACCACGTTTGCGAATGGTGTTCTTTACAGCACCATTCTTGTCATAGATATTTTGTCGCTTATGCCGACAATCGATGGTCGCACGAGTATCTAGTTCTAACTCCATCAATTGCTGACCAATGGTCAAGGTCACCCGTCCCGAACCCTCTATGATGATGATAGGTTCAGAATAGACCGTACCTGGATTCTGCACAGAACCTGATGAGGTCAAAACGACGTCAGCTGGATTTTTAACATACCGAAACGGATGCATGGACACCGTAATTTCCACCTTCCAACGATGTGGACCAAGTGGCACGTAGCTACTAGATACCAAATTACAGTAAAAAATGCTATCCCTCAGATAGCCGAATTCTACTGTATTATTTTCCGACTGAAAAACCTCAATCAAGCGCATAGCATCTGCCAAATGTCGTAGCGTGATGATAAATGTCCTGTTGTAGCCATCATACGCACCCTCGCTGACATGTAGTTGACCATTGGCACCGAAGACCTCGACTTGTTCAGACCGCTCGACTGAAGTTTGTGCTTTACCAAAGTCAAGAACATGGCAATCTGCCAAGGTCGAAGTATCTAAGCCATTGATAATCATATAGTTCATTAAATACCCTCCCTTGCCATAATCGCTCCTTGATGCATGTAACTATTCTGAGCCAATTTCTCACCGTCCAGATAAACTGCCAACTCCTTATCCACCAAAGCAGATAGGAATCGCTCGATGTTCGCCAGACGAGTAGCTAAACTATTTCCGCCATCATTTCCAGCCAAATCACCAGTAGAAGACAGCAAGTTTCGACGTACATCCACCGATGCACTTGACGTCATATCATAGGCCAAAGATTGATTTTCAAAAGGCTTAGCAATTGCTCCAGCCATACCGGATACCGTTCCCATGACGTCCTTGAATCCCACTTGCAAGTTGGTGTTTAAACCTTGCATGATAGCAAGACCAGCAGGTTTCAAAAGTACACGGTCGTATGAGATAGGACCCTTGTTTTCCGCAATCCAGCCAGCAATACCGCCTACGAAACTCTTGACACCCTCCCAAGCAGACTGCAAACCACCCAAGAAGCCATTCATGATGGCGGAACCTGCCCCAGAAAGGTCAATATTAGCAATTCCTCTAATGGTAGAAATAACATTAGTGATAACCCCATTGACAGCACCGCCGACGCTAGATACAACGCTTTGAAAACTTGTAAAAGCACCCTTGATGCCAGAGATAACACCATCAATGACCCCTTTCGCAACTTGAATGGCATCTTGAATACCCATCCAAGCCAAGGAAAAGACATTCTTAAGCACACCAACAGCATTTCCAGCACCAGAAAAAGCCAACTTGATCCAGTCAATGACCGTTCGGATGATATTCCCAGCCGTCTGAATAGCTGATTGAATATTGGTCCAAGCCGACTTGATAAAGGCACTCAAACCTTGCCCAGCTGTACCCAGATTACCAAACATACCGATAGCCACACCAATCCATTCAGCAATCGTGCTCAGCACAGGCTGAACGAAATTCAAAGCCTGTACCAAAAAATCGACTACGGGTGTCAAGAACTCAATAGCAACTTTCAAAGCATCAAATGCAAACGACACACCCGACAAGACACCTTTGAGGACTCCTCCAAGGAATGACCCCAGAATTTGAAAAACAGGCATCAAAGCACCGCTCAAAATGGTTATCAAAGGCTGTGCCGCATTCCACATAGACACAAACGATTGAACGACCGAATCAATGGCAGGACTGACAATGCTCATGAAGGTCTGGAAACCTGCTTGAACTGCTGGCAAAACAGACTCTATCAACGTTTGGATACCTGAAAAGTCCAGTTTTGAAATCCCATCCATGATAGTCGTTATGATTGGTCCAATCGCTCCAATAATCGAAGAGAAGAAACCAGGAACTTGTCCAAATAATGTCTGTACAGTAGACCAAACACCCTCAAAGCCAGTTCGAATTGTATTTGCAAAATTGACAATCGTTGTTGCAGTACCTTCATCGACCCCCATTTGAGCCATAAAATCAATATTGTCTTTCTCACTCAACGACCCAAAAATCATGTCATAAAACGACGTAATGACCGACCCAATTTGACTGGATAAAGACACAATCTTTGAAGCTGTTTCTTTACTAAAGCCAACCTTTTCGAGCATATCGATATTGTCTTTCTCGCTCAAGGAACCAAAAGTCATATCGTAAAATGTCAAGATGATTTCGTTTAGCTTATTTAACTCGCCCATGACCTTCCCAGACACTTCTCCGCCAAAGACTCTACCTAAACCGTCTCCAAGAATAGTCCCAAGCATTGTCGGCAAACCCTTGAAGATATTACCAACCATGGGAAAGAAATTTCCAAATAAGAAATTAGAAGTCGTCGTTGCCAAGGCTTGTAATTGCGGAGCTATATTCTCGCCCAAGGACAAGCCTGCCAGTGTATTTTCCCAACTCGCTTTCATAGCAGCTAAGGACCCTGAATAAGTATTCTGAGCTTCGGCAGCTGCAACTCCAGCTATCCCCATGCTTTCTTGCACAAGGTGGATAGCTTCGACAACATCCGCATAGTTGCTGATATCAAACTTGCGCCCCATAGCAGACGGCAAGCCCTCAGCAGTCGTCAACAATCGCTCCATTTCAGCCTTTGTGCCACCAAAGCCGAGTTTAAGATTATCTAGCATGGCATAGTTGCCACGGGCTAAACTTTGATAGGTCTGTTGGATGATACCGATATCGGTACCCATTTTAGCCGCATTGTCCGTCATGTCCATGATAGCCACGTTTGCCATGTTGATTGCCTTGGTCGAATCACCACCAAGAGCTTGTTTCAGACTGGCACCCATGGATACAGCTTGCTCTGCGTAGGTGTTTGCCGATATTCCAGCCTTGTAGGCCTCTTTTGCAAACTGCTTAGCAGACTCTTGAGCACCATCATAGATAGTATCCAGACCACCAAAAGATTGTTGCAAATCAGCACCAGCTCCAAGAGCCGAACCGATAATTTTCCCAATTCCTGCTGCCGCAAGTGCGCCACTTAAAGCAGAGACGAGTGAAGCGCCAAGACTTGACCCAGCTGACCTACCAGCGCTATCAACTTCGCCACCCAATAATTTTGAAATCGACCCGCTAATGCCTTTCGCGGACGGGACTATCTGCACATAAGCAGAACCCAAATCAGTCGCCATGCTCCTCACCTCCAATCTCTATTTCTAGCGCACGCATAGCACGTTCAAACTCCTCACCAGATGAGAAGACCCTCTCTTCACGTTCCGCTTTCGACCCTTCCAAGGCTTGAGTGACAGAGTTTGGACGATTCCGTCCAGCCTGTCCGTCCTTAGTTTTAGTCCAAAATAGCAAACGCACTGTGTCATAGATACCTGCAAGCAACAGAGTATCCAAGTCTTCCTTCTGACCAGACAAGACCTTCTTGATCCGTGATGTCTCACTTAAACCACAAGCAAAAACAGCTACCCGAGTTATAGGTAGCTGTCGATAATCATATATGCCATAGGTTTCAGCCAAATCACAGACAAGAGCATCCTCATCTACTGCAATCATTCTGGCGAGGATTGCGAGTTTTTTAAGTCTTTGACTTGTTCAAAGACATCCTTGATTTCAGCACCAAGAGCAGAAATAGGCACCAGTCCTTTTTCTGTACGGACATGGTCCTTGAGTTTCTTCGCTTCGTCACCAAGTAACAAGTTGACAATCCGAATCATGGCACTACTGTCTCCAGATTCTTCAGCAGCGATTGCCTCGAAAAGCTCATAGTTTTCCAAACGGTCTTGGTCAATGCTAAGCACAAGACCTGTACTAGTTTTTACTTCAAACATTCAAACCTCCTTAAGATGATGACGGACCACTAACGCTAGTGACTTCACTAGCTCCCTTGATATATTCATAGTGAGTATTTCCATTGCTGTCTGGCAAGGCTTGGATAGTCGTTTCATATCCAGCCAACTCACTGTCAGCATAAGTAATTTCTCCGACTTCCAATACCTTAGCGTTCGGAATGACAATACGCTTCTTAGCACCATTTTTCAGCAGCATGTCAACAACCAACGGATGTACAGGCAATTCTTGTGAATTTACTTTGACTGTAATTCCAGTTGCCAGGTCACCACTCACATTTTCAGGGCCATAGACCTCTTTCAAGACATCCACATTTAAGACTTCAAGCAACGTATAGGTAAATTTGTCTGATTTTCCTGTTTGTGGAGTGTCCACTACATCACCACCCCACGCTTTCAACTCTTCCGATTCACGAGTATCCTCGTTGGTCAAACCATCCTCTGAGATATACCCAAGGTTCTTAAACGCTGTATTCAGCTTGACCGTTGCATTAGTCGGCAGGCTTGTTCCTGTTGGAGCTGACGAAATCGCCCCAGCAATATCAGGCTTTGCTGACGACACAAGTTTTGCATCTGTCATTTAATTTTCTCCTTTTCAAAAATAAATAAAATCAACCACCGCTTGATAGCGATAGCGTTTGGTTTCGGTATCTGTAAAATTATAGTCCGAGTTCAATTCAACCCTGCTGATAGACGGCAATTCCACCATTTTTTCAATCGCTTGCTTGACCTCTTCATTTAACATCGCTGACTCAGCCAAAGATGGTCCGTACGATTGGATAGCTAAGGTTGCCTGATTCAGATGATTCTTCTTACCACCTCTCGTCTTTTCAAAAATCACAAAACGCTCAGGCATTTCCTTCTGATGTTCCGTATAGACAGGCACAGAAAGATGCTCGGTCAAAAAGTTCAATGTGATTACTTCAATCATGACTTCACCGCCTTTAGTAAGGTATTGTGCTTCTTGTTGTCCCGCTTAGCTTTTATACTATCCGCATAAACCATGGCGTTTGCACGAGTCTTACCGACAAAAATGTCCGACTCATATCCATCACCAGCACGATTACGGATACCATTGGCTTTGTCCGTTAAAACTGCCTGCATCTCAGGCGATTTCAACAACTCACGTACGCCAGCACGATTTAATTTAAAACGCATTTTAGACATACCGTTCCACCTGCACCTTCTTATTCCACTCGAGTGGAATCAAATGCTCAAGCCCCTCCAAAGGTTCTCCAACCGTTCGCCACTGCTGACCGAAAAAACGAACCTCCCTGTCGGTCCAGTTGTGAGGATCACCTTTAGGAATCGCAAGAGTATAGACCACTTTCTTACCAGTCAAATTGATTTGATTGGTAATGTCCTCGGTTGTTGCAGGCGCAATTAAAACATTATCAACTACAATCTCAACATCTGCAGTCTTGGGATGACCAAACGAATCCTTTCCTATGACCTGCTTGTCAATCAAAATAATCGGTATACCCTTAATCAATCCCATAGATATCCCTCGCTCCAAAACGTTGTTTCTTCAGCCCTAATCGCTTCAGCTCGCTGTCTTTGATAAAGAGCCCTCCACCAGGGACCAGATAAGACCCAGAGACAGAGTAGCCAAGGGCTGACTCGGAATACTGCGTCATAGGTTCCTGGTCGGTCGAAGTCATAAGAGTACGTGCGACAACATCAATAGTCACAGACTTAACCACTGTTGCGAAATAAGGCTTTGCTTCAACCATCTTGTCGAGGTCTTTGCCTACTTTCTCAGCCTCAACCCTAAGAGAGTCAGAAACGACTTTTAAAAGCGCCCCTGCTCTCTTGGTTTCGGCCGGTTTTAGTTCCCGCCACAATGTGGACAAGTCTTCAATTGTAGCGAATGGTTCCATGGATTACTCCTCTTCTGATTTAGCAGCTTCCAGCAATTCCAAGAGCTCTGCTTTTTGTGCTTTCTTGTTGTACTCAATGCCGAGTTCATCAAGTTTTTCCTTAAGCTGTGGAACAGTCAAATTTTCAATAGCTTCTTCAAATTCCGAAGCAAGTACCCAGTTTCCACCTGAAACAACACCATTTGCTTCAATTGTTGCGCCAGTTTTAGTATTCGTATACAAAGTCATACTAGCCACCAACTTTCACGATTCGTGCAAAGCTATCTGCATCCATGATGCCCCAACCAATGTACGCTTCACAGCGGATATATACTTGGTTATAACCTTTAAGATCGCGTCCGGTATTATCTGGGTCACCGTACTTAATGATTTCCATTGGGACTTCTTTAGCGTACCCCCACTTAAACATCGTTTCAAAGTCACCGACAATGGCAACGTCTTTTGGATCAGTCATGCTATAAGAAGTAGTACGGTTTTTATCAACTTTCAAACCGTTGATGGTATCTGGCACACCACCCCAAGCTAGGTCAGGATAAAGTTTTCCACCTTCAGCATTTTTTAATTTAGAAAGTGCAGTTGTAAAGATCGGGTCAAGGATTGCTCCTGTGATATCACGTTCTGATCCGTCAATCAGACCCACAGCATCTTCCATGTTCCCATCAGGGTCATTTTCAGTGAAATTAACAGTTTGTGTAACTTTTTTATCAAAGCAGTTATCACCAATGATTGCAGATGCTTGTTTCGTGCGTGGATTGATTCCATGAAAACTCATGATATCGAGACCACGAGCCAGTTTCTTAGCGAACCCGTCCGTAAAATCACTCAGCATATCAATTTTTGCTTCTTCAGAGGCATATAGAAACTCATCTGATACACGAGCCCCATACTCAACTTTTAGAGGGACGATAGTTACTGGTTCAAGTGTTACGCCGCCATGCGATTTTTTTCCATTTTCTGCAACGATATCGATGTCCGAATCAAAATCAAAAGTAAACTCTTTTTGACCATTAAATGGGATTGGCTTTTGCGGTGATAGCTTAGCGATAGACGAGTGACCTTTTACTTTGCTGATAACTTCTGTGACGAGTTTTTCGTCAAATAGTGTTCCTTTTGACAATTGTGCTTCTGCCATTTTATATTTCTCCTTTAATCTTCAAGTCCTAGGTTCTGAACCATTCCTCTGAATAGTTCACGGTTGTTATTGACATCTTTTGGAACATTCGGCTCCGTTGATGCCATTGGCGGTGTTGGTTCTGTCGGCTTCATGAAGCTAGCCAAACGTTCGGCATCTGCCTTGATGGCTTCCTCATCATCTCCGGCGAGACGATCAGCGAGCTCAATCGGCAAGCCCTTAGCAACCGCTACACGTAGTCGCAAGTCTTTACTTTCGTAGTTTTTTACTTGACCTTGTAGCTCTGCAATTTGCTTTTCAAAATCGGCAGTGTTTGCTTTGCTTGATTCAGCTGCAGATTTTAATACACCATTTTCTTTCTCCAACTCTGAAACACGCGCTTTAACCTGATCATAATCAGCATATTTTTCTTTTTGACGCGCTAGTCGCTCGCTAATAATACGATCCAATTCCTCTTGTGTTTCAATAGGTTTAAAATTTGACATAATAAACGTCCTTTCTCCGCATTTTCCCGTGCGTTCGGTAAATTTCGAGCATTAAAAAAGCACCCATTTTATGAGTGCAACTTTAATAACTGATTCTTTGCTTTCTTTTAGGTTTTGTCATGTAACAAACCCAGTGCGCAAGCAAAGCACTATCCATTAAGCTGATGTCTCGGTCATCATAAAGGGACTTGTAACCAAATCCCCCGTTCGAGCCAATGTTTCGTTTATCACAATTGGTCACTACTTCAGTCAATGACGGTTGGTTCGCATGCCTCAATGTCTCCTGGACAATCGCTTGCTCCCATACAGAGTTGGCCGTGATGATTTCACTTACTGTCGGCATGATTGGCTCCCTAAGTTTGAAATCTTTCATTTCGTTTGCTAATAGTGTTTGCCCGTTCGCTCCATCAACCACAACCTTCTCAATGTCTGCGGTTTGCAAAAAGTTGATTATCCATTGCATCCCATTTCGAACGGATTGACAGTCAATAACTTCAATAAAGATTTTCTTGTCAATTGTTCGTGCCGCAATTGACATAGACACGTTTGACCCATCTTGACCATACTTGATACCAACGAATAGCTTTCCTGATAATTCCGGCACATCATCAACTTTAAGTCTCTTCCACTCATTTTCTGAGATGGCAGACTTTTGATTGAAGCTTGGCCAGTAACCTAAACGCTGGATGTTATGATCCAGTTCGTCATCCCCAATTTCGGCTTTTATTTTACGCTCAGTCAAGTGATAACCCAAAGATGGATTGGTCAAATACCATGAATCAATATCATTGACATCTTTGATGTCTTCGACCGACCATTCAGACCAACCAGAATATTCACTTTTCCCAGCTAAAACTTTTGTCCGGAAATTGGTAAAAACAGTCCCCGTTGAAACCATAGTTGGGGGTGTTCCACACATGACCGTCATAGGATTGTCACTGTCCGTTACCGTATATTTCAGTGCTGATTCTTGCTCGACTGTATATTCTTGAGCTTCGTCAATAATCAGCAAGTCGAAACCTTCACCAAGGCCTCCATTTGAGGTCCGGGTCCTGTACTGGATAACGGAGCCAGTTGATTTGAACTCTATGCGTTCCTGACCTTTTGCCTTGTTTGAGACAAAATCAACATCCTCCACGTATCCCATATCTTCCAATAACTTTTTTAAAGCTTCAAATGAAGAGTGGGACGTGCTGATTCTATGGGCAGTGTGTAATATTCTTAATCCATGGTGTAATGCCCACAGCTCAAGAATATAGACATCCTCAGTCTTTCCGTTTCGCCGAGGAATAGCATAACCGTACTTCTGATGCACCCAAAGGCCATTGTTATCAATTCCCATGATATTCTCAAGCAAATTAACCTGCCAAGGGTAACAATTACGACCTGTTTTTTGATAAAGCTCGATAGCTTCATGTGCGAGACTTTCAACATAATGTAAAGTTACCGATTGAGTTGGACGCTGATTGCCAAGCCTTGTTTTCGTCTTAGTAACCATTGCATATCCTTTCAATCGTTATTGCCTAGTTTAACGTCATGCGACAGGACAAAACGAAAACCGCCGCAAATTCGACACGGTTTTAAGTATTTTTAAGTTATTTCGAGCAGTCTTTCCTGCTGTCAAGATTTCGGACCACCTCCCCTAAAATCTCAGCGTGACATCGATTTTTTTACAGCTAAAACACCAGACCTTGCCAAATAATTCGAGTTGCAACCAACTTTCAGCATAGTAGCGGTCGCCTTCTTTGTATTTGGTAATGTAGTGACGTAACATTCACATCTCCTTTCTTTTTTTGCAACAAAAAAGCACCTCTACGGTGCGGTGCTGTAAAGTATTATTTATTAAGATACTTGTGGCAATACTTCGTCCCAAATATCCACTAAACTTTTTCCATCGAAAACCTTAGCGTCCATTGCTTTGTCAATGCTGTCAAACTGTTGTCCTTTGTTGTCATAACCTACTACACAAATACTCGGTAAAAAGCAAGCGCCTTGGCCATTATAATAAAATTCAAGATCTACATCCAGGTATTGTTTAATTTCTTCTTTTTTCATAATATATCCCTGCTTTCCTTTCTATCCTTTTGAGATAAAACAGTCGGCTTTCCATCACTTAAATAGTTTCCATTTTCGTCATATTCAATGATGTGCTTATGAGCACCCATTGGATGATATTTTGGTTGTCCATGGTCAGAGGTATCGATACGCATGCCACGTCTACCGTATTCATCAATATAGGTCCGACTAGCAACACCTTTAGTATTGATAACATCAATCACTTCAAATGGTTTTACATCATTCGGTATTCGTCTTTCAACTGTACGGCTAACCTTAACGGTTCCATCTATATTGTGAGCGTAACGACTAGTATCATAAACTGGTTTTAAATTAAGGCTTTTCCTTACCCCAATTATAGCACTATCAACAGGTTTTACAACCTTTTTAGTCCAGATATTTTGTCTTCTTCCATCACCAGGCTTGAAATTAACAGTACATCTACAATTTTGATGACGACGATAAACATCATGTGGAACGTTTGGGTAGTCATAACTTCCGGCTATGCTCTGACACCACTTGCAGCACTTACCGACAGATGTTCTAACTATCTTCGGTCTTAAACCAGCTTTTTCATGAAACTCAGCATTAACTTTGATACTGTCGTCAACAATTGATTGCGTAAAGTTGACAATCGGCTCTTGCAACAACCAAGCAACATCATCAAAAACAGCCTCACTCGCCAAACGATTGACAAGACCGTCAATCCTGTCCTGATTGATCTCAGGTACCTGCACCTGTAGACCAATCTCAGCAGACTTATTCAAATTCTTTTGAACTTGACCAGCATAACCACTAACAAGCTCGAAATTCCGCCCTAGCGTGTCAGCCAAGAGTCTATTTGCTATGTTGTAGTACATTTTACCGTCTGGCAACTTATCGCCAGTCACAGATAAACTGAGAGCCTCCGCCAAAATGTCTCCAACTTCAAGAGCAAAATCATTTGCTGTGGCATAGGTTGCCTTTTTATTTTTAAGTTTGACAAAAGCAGAGCTGATGATGTCACTTTTTCCATAAGCAACCTCAAACTTATCCTGAACCTCTTTCAGCAAGCTAGGTAGGATATCATCATTCATTTGCTAGCACCTCCGCTACCTTTGGAGTGGCTGACATATCTCCTTCAATCCCGGTCAAATCACGAATGGTTTCGGCGTTGATATAGCCAGGTAAGGCTTGATTAAGTTTGATAGCACCATCGCCAATTAAGGTCAACATATTGGCATCCGCCTCAAAGAGTGGTTCCCACTTGATTTTTGTATTGAGAAACTGCTCTCTAGTGTACTGGTATCTATCCCGTAAACAAACGGCCACATAGGCTACATTTAACAGACCAGATGCGATTGAGCGTTGGGCTTTTCGACCTGCAGCTCTCAAATTCTCATGCGCTGCCTTTATAGCTTCGACCGATGATGGGTTATCTGATGGAAAACCAAGGTCATCCATGGTTAGACCGCTTCCACCGGCAAATAATGATGCATACATTCGCAACTGATCAATAAATGGTGCCATGCTAGCAGTGTTAAACTGACCGACATTAGGACTATCTCCGTCGTCGTCCTTTGTAATTTCAAGGAGACTCGACACTGTCGTTTTCCACTTCTCCATCGGGTCAGCATCTTGACTAGTTCCCAAAACATATTTTTGAGGGAACGAGTAAAACTCTGCTGTCACTTCTGCACGCTCTAGGGTTCGCTTAGCTGCCAACTGATTGTACATGCCTGCCCTAGTAATTCGACTGCGACCAAAGGGACGGACCGCATCAGGTCTGTGAATAATTGGCACTAATAAAGGTTGACCAGTCGGATTGGAGATACTGTATGGATTTGCACCTTTAGGGTAATACCATGTCACATCTTTGGTAAAATATGCCTCTAATAGCGGGTTATCATTTTCGTCAACTTCTAGGATAGCATATCCTTCGGTTAGCAAAAATGTTGTTGTGTCAATAACACCAGTAGCTTTACTAGCTTCAATGACTTGCATTTTGGGCAAGCCGTTTTGATTAGGTACCAGGTAAATAAAACAGCAAGAAGCAATCAGAGCCGATTGGATGGCGGTATCGAAAAAGATGTCTGGGTTATTAGCTGCGAAGATCTCAGTCGCTTCAAAATCATCATTTGTAAATTCACGAAATATAATTCTGTCTGCTAAGGCGTCCACACTGTGTGCTGTCCATCCGATAACAGACTCATACATGCTTTTGACGCTATCCGGGATGATAAAACTTCTTGTATTATCTCTATCTGTCATAGCATAGAACCGATAGCGTTTCTTAACTCCTGGCTGATACATAGCTAACTTCTTTCGGAGATAACTCATTCCTTTGTAACTCATTTTGATTGCTCCTTAATTTTATTTATCACTTGCTCTTCAAAGTCTGGTTCATGAATTTCCACACCTTCTATAACGGTCCTGCTAGTAAATCCAAACTCTGCCTCATTAGCTAAAATTTTGGTTTTGAAATCTTGGTAAAATTTCAGCAAGTTTTTCTTTTTCTTACGTTTTTTTGTAAGTTTGATGTTACGATTTGACTTGTCATCTTTTTCCTTTTTTGCTTCAGCGCGTAGTCTTTTCATCTGGAGTCGTTTTTTCTCACGATTCCCATCACTACGGCATTTATCACTGCAATATTTTGAGCGACTTGTTTTTCTGACAAATGATTTACCACAGATTTCACATTTAATTTTTCCCACTTTCTCCCTCCCAAATCGTAACGCGAAAAAAAATGTACAGTGACGGCGTGAAGTCCGGCCGAACGAATTGGTGGGGTTCTACCCCCCTTCAGATTTTGCACAGATAAACTTTGACCAATCTTGACTCTGAGGAAGATTTCTATTTCCCACTGTTTTTGGTTCTGCTTTAGAATTATCTGCGAATAACTTATCAGATTTAATTCTATTGCAAGACATGTGAGCCAACTGCAGATTTTCAATCAATGATGGATGACCGCCTTTTGCCAACGGAACCACATGATCGATTACTGCACACATTGGATTTGGATATTTTAATTTCTTATTAACTAACTGACCACATATTCCACAATGTGTTGCAGTCTTAAGTATTCTCTTCTTATTCTTTTCAAAAGCTACTCTATGCGTTCCGCTCTTGTCTGCTCTCATCGTTACCTCAAACAAAAGAGGCGCCGCATAATTACAGCACCTCTCAATTTCTTGATGATATAATAATAGCACGTTGAAACTGTCATGCACTGTCAATTACTGTATTTTTTGCAAATCTCTGTCATTTACTGTCATTTCGTTAAGCTCTCTTGTTGCCACACGTAGGATACGGTAATAGGTGGACTCACTGCAATTAAGGGCATCCATTACTTGCCAGGGGCTCATTTTATCTATATAGACCATAGAGAGTACCGTTTGAGAGTCTGAATTACTAAGACCATCAATCATACTCTGTAGTTCGCGTTGTTTTTTAATTGCTTCGACAGTCTTTGCTTCAATATCATCTGCTGTTGCCATCAATTCAACGTAGACATCATCCTGCTTCTTTTTCGCTCCGCCCGAAACTTTATCCGCTGTCCACTTTGGACTAGATAGTAAGGAGGCTTCGATTTTTTCACGACGTCTAATCAAGCTAGCGATGTACAAATCTAAATTTCTCAAATCCTTTAATATAGCCTTAGCCTTGTTCACTCTCTGTCTCCTTTGTGGTATAATATTGATAGCGAAAACCACAGCCTGGGCAGAGAGTGCCTTGGCTTTTTTTGTTTTAGTATTGATTCAGAATGCTTACTACTTCATCGAACGGCAAGCGTACCTTAATTGTTTTTTCCTCATAGGATAAAAATGGTTTGGGTATTTTGAGAATTAATACAGTAATATAGCTGTTCTCACTACGAATACCCTCAATACTATCTATCATTTTTTTACATAACGCAACCGAGCCAAGTTTCACAAACCTTGGCATTTCCTTCCTAACCAATCTATTTCTTCCTGAGTACGGATACTTCTTAGGTTTCATTACTTCTCCAATCATAATTTAAATGTATCAGCAACAATTTGACGCCCGAAATCTTTAGCTATTAAATCGGTTTGACTCATAAGTTTATTATCAAAATTAACAAGCGGATTGAGAAGGTCTTGTCTTAAAGCCGGTCTAATACTAACTTGTTTGACTGGCCTATTCTTTGTGTAAAGGGGAATCACTACTTCGTGTCCATTTGCTATAGCTTCCAAATCTCCATCAGTAAGATAGATTTCAAGTTTTTGATCACTACACTTAATTGCTTCCAGTTTTTCCATTAACAACCTCCTGAGCACCCAGAATTGATAAAGTCTTTAAAGTTTTCAAGTTCTTCAACAACATCATCCAGCACCTTTTTCTCTTGTCTAATATCCTTCTCCGAAGCACCTTCACGCTTGATATAATGTTCCAAAGCGTGCTTCATGATATGCAATCTCACATATTCGCTTGCCATTATTCCTCCTCCAACAAAAGTTTCTCTAGTCTATCAAATTCTTTTTGAGTAACAGAGACATGGTTTGAACCATTTGGGAAAGGAGTTCTAAATTCTAGTTCATTAAAACCATACGATAACCTAGCTATTTCATTTACATTTACGATTAAATCCCACTCGGTACCGTCTGATATGTAAGTTATTTTTATAAATTTATTTTTCACTGCTCCATCTCCATTTTTTAATACAGTCAATCGCTTCCTGTTTATTCATTGTTTCCGTCCTTTCAAATAATCAGGGATTGGGTCACCGACTTTGATAGCCTCATACTGTTCCTTTGTGACCAAAAACTTCCCGTAGGCATGGGCAGTGACTGTGTAGCGTCCCTCTATGATTTCCTTGTCTGTGATTTTTCCTGCCATCATACCGCCTGCATTATCGACTACATGAATGATGATAGGCTGCCGTTGCGGAGCATTATCATCAAAGAGTGTAGCAGTTGCGACACCTCCAGCAAAGAAAAGCATACAGATTAGCCCTAAAAGTGGGGCGTGCTCTTTTATTTCATCCATTCCATAACCTCAAATTCTATTTCTATGGCTTTCTAACTTACCCAATTCTTTGCCAATGTTGACAAAATATGAACCAACCAAGATAGCATCTGCCTCATCATCCTTAACTTGTTTGTTAAACTCCCTCAATACAGTTAGTACCGATTGTTGTTTCATTGATTTCTTACTGCGATCCTTGTAGCTAAATTTCCAATATTTCCTCCATGTAGAAACGTTGACAAAATATACTTCCTCAGACAAAAGACGCCCTAAAATAACGCCAGTAGCAATCCCAATTTTGATAGATGATTGTTGATTTGGACCTAGGACCGTATTCTGTTCTACCACAATATCCTCAAAAGGTTTATCGTATTCCTGGATTGCCCTCAGTTGAATAGTCTTGAGTTCACTGGCTATAGCCTTTGCACGCTCATAGAAAGATTTCTGTTTTGGTTTGCTCACTCCACTCTGTATTAAGGTTGAGCCATCAAAAACAGCCCAACCTGTTCCAGTAGTAGAGACATCCAGTGACAATGTCAAGCTACTCATTCCAACTCTCCTCTGAAACCACACAAATCAAACAAATTCTGTTTGTTGTTCTCAATGAACTCAAAGAATTTTTGTAGCTCAGTAGCTTTACGTTTTTCTGATTTCACACCTAAACTAGAATGAAACTCAATAGGTTTCTGAGGCTTAGCAACGATACTGAGCCAGAATAGGGGTTCGAAAACATCACCATTCTCATCCAAAGATGGCTCTGCGTCCTGATTTTTGAAAGCCATCTCAATATCATACTCAATCTTATTCTTGACTTTGATTTCTTTACCTGCTATTTCAAGCGTGATTGATGTACCAGGTATATCAATTTTATTTTGCATTAGTAAAATCCTCCTTTTTGGTTAATCAGGTCTACTGTCCGTAGAAAGTTGAAAATGATTTTAGCTAAAAGTTTCATCTTGTTCTCCTGTTAAAATAGTTTTGTTTGTAGAGGATAAACCTCGCTTAGTCTGATCCCTACTGCCTGACAGTCATTTTTGATTGACTCCAGGCACATTACAAATTTCACACCATTTTTTGACTTATCATAACGAGGGTAGGTGTATCCGTCATTTTCAATCTTGGTGATAATATCGATTTTAGTTTGAGGCTGATACATTACCCAGTCTACCCACTCCATATTACCCTCATACTCATTCAAAGTTTGGACTAGGCAGATAGTTATACATACCATACCTCAACCACGGTATAGGTCTATGCTCTCCCTCTAAAGGATAGAACATAGCCTCATGTCCGTCTCTTTCTGCTTCAAACTTTTCATACTGTTCATCACTCACCCAATAACGGAGATACACGTCACTATATTCTGGATACCAACGCATGCCACAACAAGGGCAAAAGTTTGTATATTCTGGTTTTTGGCTTAGGATTTCATCCAATCGTGCCATAGCCAGTACTTCCTCTGTAGCCTCAATGATGATTTCAGACGCTACATTTTCGTCCGTTACAAAGTACCCACCAGAATTATTTTGACTAAAAACATAAAAATAAGTTTGTGATGTTGCCATTTGTCTGTCTCCTTTATAAATTATCGTTTAGAAAGGCAGGTCATCATCAGAGATGTCCATAGGGTTTGAGTTACCAAATGGAGACTGATAACCTTGGTTGTTTCCGTTTTGGAAATTACCACTGTTTGAGTTGTTTCCATTTTGGAAAGAGTTGCCCTGGCTCTGTTGTCCACGGCTTTCTAGCATGTGAAACTGATTAGCAATAACCTCAGTCACATAGACACGCTGACCCTGTTGGTTTTCGTAGTTCCTAGTTTGGATACTACCTACAATCCCGATCAGAGCACCTTTCTTAGCCCAGTTTGCTAAGTTTTCGGCTGCCTGTCTCCAAATGACACAGTTAATAAAATCAGCCTCACGCTCACCATTTTCATTTTTACGGTTGCGATTGACAGCAAGAGTGAACGTTGCTACCGCTACATTAGATGGCGTGTATCTAAGTTCAGCGTCCTTGGTCATTCTTCCAACCAGTACAACATTGTTAATCATCTGACTTGTCCTTTCCTGCATTGCGCTCACCCAGTAGGAACCCTAGGCATAGCCATAGGAAAGTCCAACCTGCTAATAAAATAAATTCAAAAATTGCCATTTTTAGTCCCTTTCAATCTTGACATTAAAATCTATGTCATTTAGTTTTATGGGTAGAATTATCCCACCTTTCTTGCTGTCACTATGTAATTCAAGCAACGCCATCATGACCTGTTTACCAATCTGTAATTGTGTTCCCATCAATGCCTGCTCATTACTGATTTCAATTTCATTAGTTGCCATCTTCCCCTCCTGGATTTTTATACCAATCAAGCAAATCAGCCTGATTGTCCTTGATGTAGTTCTCAAATATTTGGAATTGGAGGATAGCCCAGCGTAAGCTGTGCATACCCTCTCCACCTTTAGAGCAAAAACCGCTGACTTTGAAAACTGGCACAATGCTACCAACAATACCTGGACTAAGTTCGTCAATATTGACTACATTCTCCGTCCGATACCCAAAATCAAGGACAAACTCATCCCCTAAGTCATGGATGACTTGTAGCCTCTTGCCGTCCGAATAGATAGTTACGCTATCTGATACTGTTCTGATTTCCATAGATCCCTCCTAAAACGGTAATACCTCAATGCAAATCCAATCATTAGAGACATTCCAAACCTTGTAAACATAAGCCTCTAGTAAGTCATTTTCAGAGTGGCAACTAGTTCTGTTCCTAACATCTTCATTCCATCCAGTGAATTTGATTTTTTTGGTGTCAAACTGTCTAGGCATTCTAAAGGTTGCTATGCACTCATTTTTGTTTTGGTGGATTGCTATTGTTATGCCGTGATTAAACGGTTCAAGCTCATCAATTACTTGTTTTACTTGCTTATCCATTATTACCACCCACACAATTCATTGAGTTGTTCTTGAGTTACTGGCTGAATCCGTTGGTAACCGCTAACCTGATAATTTTGCTTGTGTTCAAAACCAAGCTCTGACAGTCCTGTCTTGAATAAGTCCTTTTCTGCTGTGTTGGCAAAATAGACTTCTAATGTCATTTTTTGAGTGTACTTTTTAGGCTCATTTTCAGCCCCTCTGAGCGTTTTTTGGTCGGGGTGGTATAATTGACCTCCGCCCAAAATCTCGCCTGTCTCTGGGTCAATTTTGGGCGTTTCTGGCGATTTTTGAACCTGTTCTTGCTGTTTCGCTTGTTGCTCAGCCGAAAGTTGCTCCCTTTCGGCCTCAGCTTGTCGCAGTTTTTGCTTTTCTTGCTCAAAAAGATAGTCTGACATGATTTGTTGCATTACATCAGCCAAAGACATTGACTGCAACATACGGATATACGGCTGGTCTGTCATACCGTACTCAGCACATTGTCCAGAGATAGCAGCTTTTTCTTTTTCGTGCTCTTGTTGTTTTTGGTATTCAAAGGTGACCATATCCTCAAGGGATTTCATCGTGACCTTCTTCAAGGTCACACCGTCAGCCATAAAGTCTGAGGCTTTAATGTACTCCAACGCTTTCTCATCAAAGAGGCGAGGGTCCAGCATATATTCTGCCGCTTTGTTAGCTAGGTAGCTCTTGACAGTATCAAGGCGGACAGCTTTTTGATGTTCTTCAAAAGCCTTGACATCAGTAGCAATCTTATCAATGACTTTATCCATTGGCTCGCTAGTGCCCTTGATATATTTGTCAAATTCATCAGCAGACTGTGACAACTCACGCTTAATCTTGATACGCTCATCAGAGATTTGTTTTTTGAGTTTGCGTAGGTCAGCTAAAACTTGCTTGTCATCCTTGATGGTTGCG